AGGCGCTCCAGCAACACGATCAGGTGTTGGCCCTCGTGACGGAGGCCGCGAGCACTGGCCGAAGGGCTAGCACGCTGCGCAACATGATACAAGAGCGCTTCCGCGTAGGCCGATCACGTGCGCAGCTCATTGCCCGGGATCAGCTATTGAAGGCTAACTCGCAGCTCACTCAGGTACGGCACCGGGAGGCAGGCGTCACACATTACCGGTGGATCGCATCCGGAGACGAGCGGGTACGAGACATTCATGGCCAGCTAAACGGCACCGTCCAGAAGCACGGAGATCCTCCCGTGACATCGGAGTCCGGGGAACGCAACCCGCCGGGCGAGGATTTCGAATGTCGGTGCACCATGTCACCGATTCTTCCCGCTTGACTCCGTGCTACGCTCGTGACAATGGCAACCCGCTTTGATACGTTCGGCCGGCTAGGCAAAGTGAAACGCACTGCACAAGGGGGTATCTCCGTGCCTGCGACTCTTGCCCGTACGGGTATCCTGGAATACATCCAGCCGGACGGAAGCGTCCGCCGCGAGTACCGGTCTCCAGAGGAGGTTTTCTCCCCGGAATCTCTGGCCTCGTTGGCTAATGCGCCCGTCACGAACCTGCACCCGTCCGAGCTGATCACGCCCGAGAACTTCGCGGCGTACTCCCGAGGCCATGTCGAGGGAGTTCCCCGTCAGGATGGTAACAAGATCCTGGGCGACCTGGTGATCCAGGACGCCAGATTGATCCGCCTGATCGATCGAGGGAATACGCGCAATGAGGTATCCTGCGGGTACACTGCGAAGATCGTTGAGGGCGCGGGCGTGACTCCCGAGGGGGAGCGCTACGATGCCCGCCAGACGCAGATCCGTTACAATCACACAGCCTTGGTCCCTTCGGGACGCGCAGGCAGCGAGGTAGCAATCCGGCTAGACGCTGAGGGGGACCAAATCCCCCACCAAGAAGAGGATAACGAGGATATCATGAAAGAAAGAATTAACGGCACTGTTTACGAGGTAGGTACGGACGCCCATACGGCGGCTTGTGTCGCTCGTGATCTTGCGGAGGGGCAGGCGGTTGCTGCCGGCGCTGCCTTGCAGGCTCGCCTGGACGCCGCAGATGCGGAAGTGGCCCGGCTCACGGAGGCCCATGCTGCCGTCGACGTGGCCGCTCTTGTGTCCGCCCGCCTTCGACTGATCGACCGTGCACGCACGGCAGGCGCGGAGGTCCGTTTGGACATGTCGGACGAGGAGATCACCTTGGCCACCGTGGCCAAGCTGCTACCGAATCAGGATGTCACCGGCAAGTCGGCTGACTACGTGACTGGAATGATCGAGTATGCGATCGCAAATCCTCCCAGCACGTCCCAAGCCGTCCGCCAGGATGCCTCTGGGGATGCTCCTACAATCTCCGAGCGCTCCCCTGCCGAGGAAGCTCGAATCAACTCAATCAAAAACGCGAACAAGGGAACTAACTAATGGCACGTCAAACCTCGGTCCAGGATGCGCCAGCACGCGCAATCGCCGGACAAATCACAGGGCAAGGCCCTAAACGCACTCCGTCGAAGACTGCGGAGGGGGAGATCACTGTAGGCCAGCCTCTTCTTCGCGGTACCGACGATGACCAGGCGCTGCCCGTCGTCGACGGCAGTACTCTGGACGCTACGACCTTCCTCGGTTTCGGCGTTGCCAGTACGTCTCGCGTGTATAGCTCGACAGGTACGGTAGAGATCAATCAGAGTCTCCCCGTCATGTCGCTGGGAGAGATCTACGTCCTTCTTACAGGTCCCGCCGCTGCCGGCGAGGCCGTCCTCTGTGGTACTGCCACAGCAACCCTAGGCCAGATTCAGGGCACGGCCGGTGCCGATCTTGACGCTGCTCCTGGGGCCCGGTTTGAAGAGTCCGGGGTCTCCGGGGACCTCGTTAAGATCTCGATCGTCCGAGTATAGGAGATATCATGAAAATCAGCAGAGCAGCCCGCGTCCTAGCGGCACAAATGACAGCGTCCTATAACCGGATGCACGAACACCAAGAAGGGCATTTCATGCGTATGGATGCTGGAGAGACGAACGTTCTTTCCCAGCAGCTTGAGCAGATGATGCTTAAGGTCTACGAAGAGAAATATCCCAGCCTGAAGGCGCGTTCGTTTTTCTCCGTATCGTCCAACGTCGACACGGGCGCAGACAGCTACAGTTTCGAGCGCACGAACGATGTTGGCGAGGCCCGCTTCATTGATGACAATGGCTGGGCGGACGACCTCCCGACCGTCGAAACGCTCTCCGAGAAGGAACTTCGAGGTATTGCATCGCTCGGCATTGCATACGTATACACGATGCAGGACGTGCGGCGAGCGGCCTTCATGGACAAGGATCTTTCCAGCAAGAAACCCCGCAAGGCGCGGCGCGCCTATGAACGCAAGTTCGACCAGGTCGCGGCGTTCGGTTCCTCTAAATGGAACATCGGTACCGGCCTTTTGAATGATGCGGAGGTGGACATCAAGGCACCGGCTGCCGCTGGTCTTTGGTCCGCAAAAACGGGCCTTGAGATTCTCGCGGATCTAAAGATGCTCGTTCGCACGATCAATGTGGACAGCAAGGAGGTGTACAACGCCAACCTGATCCTGATGCCTACGGATCACCTATGGGAAGCTGGAGACAAGCTGATCTCCCCTACGGGTGCAACGGAGGTCAGTGCTCTTGACGCGTTCAAGAAAGCTCACCCTAACGTCCGCGTCGACTCGTGGAATCTCCTGGCCGGCGCTGGCGCTGGCGCATCTGACCGCATCCTTGCGTGCGACACACACCCCGACGTGGTAGAGATTGTGGAACCTCAGAGTTTCGAAATCATGCCCGCTCAGGAGCGCAACCTGGCGTTTATCGTCAACTGCCATGGCCGTACTGCTGGCGCAGCTATTGAAGAGCCTATGGGCTTCGCCTATATGGACAACCTCTAAAACTACGCGGCCCCTCCCCGCAAAGCCTGCATCGCCTCCCCGGATTCATCCGCGGGAGGCTTTGCGGGTGGAGGGCAAAATATGCCAAAGAAGACAAAAGAAGAAATGATCGCCTCCGGCGACTACGTACGAGTCCAGAATGTTCACACGGCGAGAGTTGCGGGTGTTCCCCCGAAACAGTGCGCGTACGTCAAAAAGTATGTTGCGAAGCACTACGGTATGCTCTTGATCGCCGCTCCCGAGCGGAAGACCAAGGGACCTTCTGCGGCGGACCTGATCAAGCGCATCGGCAACATGACGAACGTGGCGGAGCTGGAAGCTCTCGCCTCGGAGGATAGCCGTAGCACCGTCCGCGACGCCGCGGAGTTCCGGCTACTTGAGTTGTCGGAAGACTGATCATGTCCGTAACCACCGCACTACTACGGCTTCGCCACCCTGCATTCTCTGGGGTGCCTATGCTCGTGGTAGAGCGGTGTATTTCGGAGGCGGAGTCCCGTACGGACTCCGAGGTATGGGGTGACCGATATGACCAGGGGGTTATGTGGTTGGCTGCTCACCTGATTGCGATCAGTCCGGAGTTTACCCAAGGCGGTGGCGAGTGCGCTTGCGATGCCGAGGGTATGACCTCGTATCTACGGGAACGTAAACGCATGGCGCGCGTGGTCGCAGGGGGTCCCTGGGGCGCATGGCGTCGATAGTCACCGTGAGAGATAAGGGCGCGCGAGCGCTGAGGGCCCGAGCCAAGGCCATGAAAGCCCGGCTAGGTGTCGACGTCGGCGTCATCGGTGCTGAGGCTTCCGAGGTCCACGGAGACGACGGTGGAGAGATTACGACAGGCACGCTCGCGGCCATGTTCGAGTTTGGGCTAGGGGGCCAGGTCCGTCGTTCTTGGCTGGTTGACTGGTCCGCAGAGAACGAGAGCAAGGCCTATGATCTCATGCGTGCCTTGACCGGCAAGATTCTGAAGGGAGAGATCACGGAGCAAGTCGCTCTCGCCCGCATCGGCGTGTGGGCCGTTGGTTCGATCCAAGAGCGGATCGCCGCAGGCATCGATCCTGAGAATGCCCCCTCCACTGTGGCAGCCAAAGGCAGCTCGACGCCTCTAATCGATTGGGGCCAGTTCCGCTCGTCGATCACTTCTATGGTACGATAGAGCATGGACTGGCCTACAATAGAGACGACATTGCAAGAGCAGGCACAGCGTGTGTCCGGGTTGCGTACGTCCTGGGCAGGAAACAAAACCGCGGCGGGATGGGCGACGGCCTCCGGCACTCTGACCCTGAATCTCGTTCGCGTAGAGACGCATGGTATGGACGCCGTGACAGAGATCGAGTCGGGAGATCCTGACCTGATCCAATACGTCGTGCGCGGGGATAGGTCCATTCGGATCCAGCTCGTGGCGGAGAGCCCAGGGCTCTTTGTAGCTGCCCAAGCCATGGACTCGATCTATGCGGACCTGTCGCATTGCCCCTTGGCCTTGTCCGCCTTGAACCTAGCGGGCATCAACGTGTCCTCTCGCGCGCCGATCGCTACGCGGCGCACGTGCATCAAAGGCAAAAACTCGCATGCAGCTATTGGAGATCTTACGTTCAATGCAAGCATCGTGCACGTGTGTGCTCCGGTGCCTGTGGCGGCAGAGATCTTCGTGGAGGCCAGCGTGCTATATCCTGACGGACTCACCTTCGTGATCGAGGACGAAGAGATCACCCTCACATAAGGACTCAATCATGGCAGCTATTGATAACATCGTACACATTACAATCGTCGCAGGCACCCGCAACGTGACGCAGGAGAGTTTCGGTCTTCCTCTGTTTTTGGCGTACCATACGCGATTCGCAGAGAACTCCCGGCTCTACCAGGGCACTGACGAGCTGATCTCCGACGGGTTCGACCTGGACGATCACGCGTACAAGATGGCGGCAAGCGCTTGGGCGCAGGATCCCAGCCTGGAGAGTATCCGGATCGGGCGTCTCCCTACGCCGCTGTCTGCGCAGACCATTGAGTTGGATTGCGCCGCGGCGGTCGCCGGAGATGTGATTGCGTTCGATGTCGTCTCTCCTGACGGTACCGTGACCCCTATTTCTATCCCGTTCGATACTGATGCCACGACTACTGCGGATGCACTAGTCCTCGCACTGGACGCCATCGCAGGGCTTACCAGCACGAACGCTGGCGGTGTTGTGGCTGCTGTGGCCGACGCCAACGGGCCTCAGTTTTTCTACGCCAGCGTCACAGGGCCCTGCAAGGTCCTGGACGTCACGGGTGACTGGGGATATGACACGCAGCTCGCGATCATCGAGAACGAGAGTCCCGATTTCTATGCCGTGGCTGTAGACATCAACTCGGCGGCCAACGTCTCCGACGTCGCGGCCTGGTGCGCAACCAACGGCAAGATCTGCGGCTTCGGTCCCCAGGTCACGGATCCCACCGACTACACCGCCACGGCCAACGCACTAGACGATGCCAACACGGGCCAAGCTTTCTCCCTGGTCAAGAAGACTCGCCGGGACAGCTTCCCTGAATGCGCATGGTTGGGCGAATGTTTGCCTTTCGCCCCGGGATCCCAGACATGGGCATTCAAGGCGCTCGCGGGCCAGGCACCCGACGCCTGGACCACGTCTGAGCGATCGACGCTGGAGGCAGACAACAGTAACTATTACTCTCGCGTCAAAGGCGCGGACATCACACGGGACGGTGTCATGCACGGCGGCACTTATGTTGACGTGACTAGGTCGGTGGACTTCATCGAGGCACGACTACAGGAGGCCGTGTTCTCCCTGAAGCTAAACAACCGCAAGATCCCTTTCACGGATGACGGCGTGCAGCTGGTTGTCACCGCGGTAGGTGCTGTGCTTGACCTCGGAGAGGAAGGCAGCACACCGCTACTCGCTCCCGGCGAGAGCACTATCTCGTATAAGACCATCGCCCAGCTGGAGGCGTCCGACATCACTAACCGCCGCATGCGCGGCATCAAGTTTCGTTGTCGCCTCGCAGGCGCAGCGCACGAAACGTTCATCGAAGGAGAGATCGTCTAATGAGTACCTACAATCCAAAAAACTGGAACTGCATTCTGGGCGGCCACCTTCTTGAGGGCTGGGGCGACAGTACCGTAATCAGCATCACCAAAGATTCCGAGACCTCGGAGGACATGGTAGGCGTTGATGGCGAGGTCGTTGTGGGCATCGTTCACGACAACCGCGCCACCGGAGAGATTACGCTCATGCGTACCAGTCCATCGAACAAGATCCTGAGCGACCTATACAACGCGTTCAAAGACTCTCCGAACGGACACTATGTTGCGTTCCGCCTAGTAAATCGAGCGGGCTCCAGCGAACACAAGGCCGCCAAGGCCTGGGTTTTGAAGGCGCCTGATCCGACGCTCGAAAAGAGCCCTACGACTGTCACGTGGAAGATCCGCATGGCTAACCTGAAAGAGACGCACGCCGAATAGGCAACCCTTGGGGGGGGAATAGATGACCATAGAAGCCCATACCTGCGAGGTCGAAGATCTCACGTTTGAAATCACACCAATGCCTCTGAAAAAGGCCCGCAAAGTCAGCCTCCAACTGGCCCGCGCCTTGGGGCCTGCGGCTGCGGCTGCGCTCATGCGTGCCAACTCGCTAGGCGAGCTGCGGAGCGCCTCGCCCCGGCTCCTAGGTAGCGCGATCATGGAGTTGCTAGAGCATCTAGACGATTCCATGGTCGACGGACTATTCAAGGCGTTTGGCGATCACTGCACATGGATCCGGGAGGACGGGCGCCGCCCTCTTTTTCAGGAGGCGCAGCAGGAGGAGGCGTTTCGAGGCAGGGTGCTGCTCTCTTTTCAGTGGCTGAAGGCTTGCACGGAGGTAAATTTTGCGGATTTTTTCGACGGGCTGACAGCCCTGATCGGCAAAGGCCCTCAAGAGGATCCTCTGGCATCTCATGGGAAGACGTAGGCCTTCCCCAATACCTACGAAACAGCCTTGACATATGGCGCGTGGTGCACTCCGGCATGGCCACCCTCACGGAAATGGAGACCACTTGGACCCTTGCAGATCTCTGGGATGCTAACATCTATCTGGACATGAAAGAGGACGCGGATTTTCTCGCGAGCAAGCGAAAATAAATGAGCGCACTAGAAGAGATCTACGCCCGATTCCGGACTGAATTTGATGACTCTGCGCTACGATCTGGCGAGGAGAGCACCAACACGCTAACGGGCAGCCTACGGCGGTTGGGAGGCCTTCTCGCGGGAGGCGTGCTAGCTGCAGGCGCCCGCTCTTTCGTGAACACGAGCGCCGCCATTGGCGACGAGATGGACAAGACCAGCCGCGTGATCGGCATCGACACGCAGGCGCTGCAGTCCTGGCGCCATGCCGCGAACCTCTCCGGCGTGTCGTCGGGCTCGTTCACCCAAGGGCTGATCAAGCTTCAACGCACCATGGGTGACGCGCAGCGGGGGACCGCTACCGCGCTGGAGCCCTTCCAGCAACTGGGCGTGTCTTTCGAGGACGCGGCCGGGCGCCTGCGTCCTGTGGAGGCTGTCCTCCTAGACCTCGCGGATCCTCTCGCTAATATGGAGTCTTCCTCGGAGCGCGTGGCTACCATGTCCTTGCTCATGGGCCGAGCGGGGGCGCGTGTGGGGCCGTTGTTCGAGCGCGGCGCCGAGGGTGTCGCGACAATGCGAGCGCGCCTGGAGGAGCTAGGCGGAGGCGCCTCTCAGGAGTTCATCGACGCCGCCGCGGAGTTGACGGACGCTAACGCCGATCTCGATCTCGCGATGCTGGGGCTAAGGTCTCGCCTCGCAGTGGCCGTGCTGCCTATCGTGCAGCGCGGCGTGGAGGCATTCACTAGGTTCACGGTTGCGGTAGGTCGCGTATGGGAGAACACCAAGATCCTGCAGGTGGCATTCGCCGCGCTAGGTGCGGTGGCGGCGGCGGCTGCCGTCAAGTTGGTGATCGCATTCGCCCCCGCGCTTGTGTCTCTGGCTGCGATTTCGGTGATCGCCGGTATCGTCCTAATCGCCTTCGAAGATCTCTTCGTGGCCCTGGACGGAGGTAAATCCGTTCTAGGAGACATGTCCGAAGGGGTCTACGAGTGGATCGAGGCCAACGAGGGCGTTAGCGTTATCGCGGACATGTGGAAGGACCTCCTGGACGCTATGACAGCTGTCTTCGAGTTTGGTCTAGGGGATCTAGATCACGAGGATGAGTTCACAGACGTCCGCGGCCTTGGAGGTGCAGGAGCGCGTAGATTCAACACCAATGAGGACGCCTCCGATTTTCAAGATTCTTTCCAGGGGCGCGCCGCACTGTTTGGTAGGGAGCGCAGGGAGTCAGATTCGCGCATCGCACGCAACCGCGAGCGCGGGGGGTTTGCTCCTCCGGATGCCGGCACGTTCTCTACGGTCCGGGGGCTAGGTCCTGCCGCCCATCGACGTCCGCCGGCGGAGCCTCCGGTGATCAACATTGTTCAGGAGAACACTACGAACCTAACGGGCGTTGGCCTTGACGAACGCGGAGTGCGCAGAGTGTTGAGCCAGCGGGAAGCTACGCTAGCCCAGGATCTTTTGGACACCATGACGGGAGGCGTAGGACTGTGACACTCTCGATCCATTGGAGCACTCAAACGGTGGACGCCAACGACGCAGGGGATCTTGTGTCCGTGTCTCGGGAGCACGAGCTACGTTTCGACGCTGTCACGAAAGAGGTGCAGGAATGGGCTGGCGTGTCGACGGAGCATCCCGTGGAGGGCGGCACGTCCTCGGATCACAAGACACCGCAACAAGACATCATCACACTAGAAGTTCGCGTTACGAACCAGCCGCTTGACGTACCTCCTCCCTCCGGATTTGTCCGGCGGAACGTCGTCACCACCCTGGACACAAAAACAGTTCGAGGAATGACCGTGCAGGGGTACTCCAAGGCGTTTGATCGCGTGGCCGACGTTTCAGACACGCTCTATCGCCTCGCCAGGGAGCCTATTTTGGTTACCGTAGCGACCAGGTTCCGCACGTATGAGAGTGTCTCTATCGAGCGCGTAGTATGGCCCAGGACAAAACCAAGTGATGTACACACGTTCAATATCGACCTGAAAAGGATCACGGTGGTGAGTACTCGCCAGGTCGAGGCACCCGAGAGCCGGGAGGCCCGCGGGCAGTCCGAGACGGATAGCGGGGCCCAGGAGGGTCAGGAGGCTACCTCCGATCCAGGCGCGGAGTCTATGGCGCATCGAGCCAACGAGGCCTTTCAGGAGGATGGACTGGCGGGAGTGCTAGGGTTGTTCTCATGACCGTGACGCCGCTATTGATCCCTACCCGAGTCAACCAGGCGCACTACACGCAAACGACAACGCTGGACGGCCGGGCCTTCCGTCTGGAGTTCGATTGGATCCAGCGAGCACACCAATGGACGCTCTCTATCTATACGCATTCGGGAATCCCGCTCCTCCGGGGTGCGGCCCTTCTAGTAGGTAATGACGTGCTCGCGCCCCATCGCTGGGATGCTCGGCTCCCTGCGGGGAGCCTGGGCGTGTTCGATGCCCAATCCTCTGGGAGAGATCCCGGGCTCCTGGATTTCGGGATTCACGGCCCTTTCGTTCTGATCTATGTTCCTGCGGATACGGAGGAGGTGCGGTGAGGCTCTACCAACGCGCGTGGTCCGTGCGTGTCGGCACCTACGACCTGTCCGCGCTGCATGGCGAGTTCTCCGTCATGCAGTCGGATAAGCGCGAGCCGAACACCTGCGAGGTGCGGCTTTTTGGTTTGGCCTCGACCACGCGCGCCGCCCTGGAGAGTTCACGGGACCTGCCTATGTCTCTAGGGGCGGGTTACGAAGGATCCGATCCGCCTATCATCTTCGTGGGGGATAGTCGCACCGTCGTTACGACCCGAGACGGGCCGGAGGTTATTACCACGATCCAGGCCCGCGATTTTGGGAGGCTCTATCAACAGGCTCGACTTACTCGGTCCTATGGTAGCAATACTCCCGTAGTGAATGTGCTCCGCGATCTGGTGACGGCGATGGGCGTAGGAAAAGGTAACCTGGGTGAGTTTGAGGCTGCCTTCCGTTTGCGTAATGGGATGGCGAGTTTCCCGGACGGGTATGCAGTACATGGGCCCGTGCGCCGATCCCTGAACGCGCTGCTCAGGGGTGCGGGCCTTAGATGGAGTATTCAGAACAACGCACTACAGATCATGCGCAGGGGAGAGCCCCTCCAAACGCGCGCGACGTACCTCTCCCCAGGGTCTGGCCTGGTAGGATCCCCCAGCATGGATGAGAAGGAAATAGTCACCGCCGTTTGTTTGATCCAAGGCGGCCTGAATCCCGGTAGGAAACTGGTTCTGAGTTCCGCGGAGATCTCCGGAGACTACCGGATCCAGTCGGTGGAGTACCAAGGGGCGCTCCCGGGGGCAGAATGGTATGCTACTCTGACCCTGAAACCATGACACCCGAGGTATTCCGACGTATTACAGAGGCGCTTTTCGAGGACGTTTTTACAGCTCTCCCGGGCATCGTCCGCAGCTATGACGCGGACACACAAAAGGCTGTCGTGCAACCGGCTCTTCAGCAGGGCACTCGTGCCGTGGATGACGACGAGCCTGATCTAGTGGAGTCTCTCCCGCTACTGTCTGGGGTGCCTGTGGTCCATATTCGCGGAGGAGGGATGTTCGTACACCTCCCCCTCGTGGCGGGGGATACCGTGCTCCTAGTTTGCTGTCAGCAGGATTTGAACGCGTGGATGCGGGACGGGGGCGAAGTTGACCCGGGAACCATGGAGCGACACGGGCTTTCGGGAGCCGTCGCTATTCCGGGGCTGTACCCGTCCACGGAGCCTCTCGCGGGCATGAGCGCCTCTGTCGGTATGATGGGAACGGAAGGCGGGCCGCAGGTAGAGTTCCATCCCGCGGAGGTTCGCGCCGGAGGTTCCGCCGCGTTGGCTATGGCCGCGGCTACAGATGCTCACCTGGCCGCTATCTCTGCGGCCCTCACCACAATGGCTGCCGGCATTCCTGGAGTAGAGAACTCCTACATTAAGACCACGGTGGACGGGGCTTTCCCCGTGGGATCTCTCGTCCTGAAGGGCTCGTGATGCGCGGATTCAAACTAGGCACCGACCATGATTTCCTTCTGGAGGGCGGTACGCTCGTTTTCGTCGACGGCATCGACGCAGCCAAACAGGAGATTGAGACTCGTCTACGCCTTTGGCTAGGGGAGTTTTTCCTGGATCTGTCTGTCGGGTTCCCCTATCTGCAGCTCGTATTTCGGAAGTCGCCCCCGCTGCTGGTTGTAGAGCAGCGGATGGCGGCCCTGATCGAATCCGTGCGAGGCATTCAGCCCGGCGCGGTAGTCTCTACCTCTCTCTCCAGCACTCGGGTGCTCGACATCAAGTGGTTCGCGACGTTCCAAGGCAGCCCCATAACGGGGGCGTTCGTCCAAGACGCCTTGGCTCCCGCTCCTCCGGTAGTCCCTCCTGAAATCCCTGCCACCTTTCTGGCCGCCACGGGGTTCTCCCTTGACGGTACTGACTCCTATTATCACGCGGACGTGGACGCTTTGCAGGCCGTGGAGACTATGTCTCTGGCGCTCTCTCTCACGCCCTCTACGCCTACGGCTACGGAGTACGTCTGGAGCAAGGCACGGGGGGACACGTCGGGGTGGGGTTTTCTACAAAGCACGGGAGGCACTTCCGGGCTGGGCCGCCTGATCTTCCAGTCGGGGGGCGTCCATCTGGAGTTCAGTTACGAGGCGGAACACATAGGTAGGCCCATGCATTTCCTAGCCCAACGAAACGGGAGCGTTGCCGAACTATGGGCGCGCGACGGGGAAGGCCTTGCCGTCCTGGTGGATTCGGATAGCTCTCCCGGAACGCCTACCACTACCGCATGGGGGCATGCGTTCGGTCTATATCAGATAGGGACCGCGGGCAACTCGGGATCCACGGAGTCCTCATCCTGTGGCATCATGGGTGGCGGATATGGAACGACATTCCTAGACGCTGCCCAGGTAGAGGCGTTTTTTGATGCGTGCGCCCTTCAGAGTTCTGTTCCCTCCGGATCGGCCTACCCTGGAGCTGTCGCCGTCTATCAAGCCGCTCCGGGTCTGGAGGTGGACCAGGTGGGCAGCACCAACCTAGTAGTCCGGGAGTACGTTCCCGGGGATTTGACCGAGGTAGAGATAACCACGGATTACGATTACACAGTGAGCTAGGATATAGACATGGCACTAACGGACACCGGACTAGAGATCCCGACACTAGAGGAGACCCGAGAGGGGATTAGGGCGCAGCTTCGCTCCAGAATCTCAAACACGATCGATCTACATCCCTCGTCCCCTCTCGGGATTATCGTTGACATTTTCTCCAGGGAGAAGCGGCTAGCACTGGAGACAGTGGCCGCGGTGTATGCCTCCATGGCACCCTCGGGAGGCTCCGGGGTCGCGCTAGCTAATGTGTCCGCGCTCACGGGCACGATCCGACGCCCTGCTACGGCCTCCGTTGCACCCGTGCTCCTGGACCTGGACGCGGGAACGTATCCCGCCGGCACTCTCGTGGCCAACGTGACAGGACGCCCCGGAGACACGTTCTCCAACGCGGAGACCTTGATCCTGGCGGCGGACAACGCGGCACTAGAGGCGGTGTTTCATGCATCCGAGACGGGGCCTATCGCCGCGGCCTCTGGGTCCCTTGTCATCTCGGGCCCGGTGGCAGGGTGGAACGGGATTGCTAGTATCGTAGACGCTGCCCTAGGGGAGGACACCGAACGCGACGCCGTTCTGAGGCCGCGACGTACTCAGGAGGTGCAGGCCCAGGGATCCACGACGGTGGACGCAATCCGCGCAGACATCTCCCAGAACGTGGAGGGCATCATCAGCGTATCAGTACTAGAGAACGAAACCGCCACTACGGACGCCAACGGCATTCTCCCGCACTCTATCGAGGCTATTGTCTACGGTCCCGCCACCCCTACCGCGGCGGATGATCAGGCCGTAGCGGATCAGATTTACGCGAGCCGTCCGGGAGCCACTCGCACCGTAGGAACTACGGCGGTGGACGTGCTCACGTCGCAGGGACGGACTGTCTCCGTTCAGTTCTCTCGCGTGGAGACTATACCCGGCCTGGTAGATCTGACTATCGAGGTAGATCCCCTGACGTATCCGGGGGACGAGGTAGCCCGCGCGGAGTACGCCCGAATCTCGGAGGAGGGTCAGACGCAGGGCCAGGATCTGGATTGGTCCGATGCGGTGGAGATCATCAAGGGAATTCCCGGAGTGCATCGCGTAACAGCGGTAGAGATCGGAGTGCCGGGCGTAGGACAGACGGCGTTCGGTTCCCTGGAGGCCACGGTGCGGCAAATCATCCAGGTAGGTTTTGATGACGTTGTGATCACGTCGTCGGAGGGGGTCGCGTAATGGCTACCGAATATTCAGAGGTCTCCGCATATGCCATTCTACAGGAGCAGAGCGGGCGCACCGACGATGACATTTCCCCGGTGCTCGACATAGGTGCCGATGCTCTCGCCCAGCTACACAGTCAATACCATTGTTCGCCTCATGTTCAATCCCTACTACTAGCACTGGTGGATCCTCTACAGGAGGTAGAGGATACGGCATATCAGCTGCTGACTGAGGTATGGTCCCTAGATCTAGCCGTGGGGGCGCAGCTGGATATCATCGGTGAGCTGGTAGACGAGGCCCGAGAGGGCCGACCGGATGACGCCTACAGGGCCTCTCTCCGTGTACGTGTCTTGGTCAACGACTCCAACGGCAAGACGGAGGAGCTGATCCATATCGTATCCGTCTGGGATCCCTCGGCCGGGCCTGTCCGTGTCGAGCTGTACGGGACCAAGAGCCTGATCGTGACGCCGGAGATTCGTCCGCTACTCCCATCCGAGTTAGTTGCACGACTGCGGGAGGCTAAAGAATCCGGCGCGAATATCTGGTTAGTTTTCCCGGTGGTCGACCTAGACAACAGCTTCGCCTTTGCCGCGGACTATCTCACGCCCGGGACCTCCACCGCCCAGGGCCTAGGAGATACCTACGGACCGACCATAGGCGGGGCACTGGCAGCCGTGCTATAACCGGACATGCCCGGACCATCATTCGAACCCGCTGCCGAGTGGAGCACAGACACCAACTACCCCGCTGGCGCGGACCCCTGGAACGGCAACGCCACGCGCGTAGCACCTAGCGCGGGGCAACACAGCGCAGGCCTAGAGCCAGGCGACACGCTCCCCGCCCCCTGGTGGAACTATTTCATAGGCAGGTTGACAGCATGGGTTGCGTACCTGCGCGGGTTCGTGAACGAGGTTACAGATGAGCTGATCTATCCTAACCCGCTCGCCCGTACTCTGATCCTCTCTCCATCGGCGTTTGAGCAGAGCATCTCCGCCACGTGGGAGGCTCCCGGCGGGGTGTTCACCACAGGCGCCCGGGGATCCCTTGTGGATGGCGCGGTCCTTGTGGCGGACCTCTCGAAGATCATCCCCGCGGGGTGCACGCTGTCAAGCGTGGAGGTCCTGCTAAATCCCGGTGCAGCCCGCACCGGGGGGGACCGTGTGGCAGTGGATATCCTAGAGCAGACCCCCAACTTTGCGGTGCCTGCAGCCTACGGGACCGGGACATCACTAGGCACCGCTTACGATGACGGGTCGTCGAGCACGCAGCTGGTTACCTTGGCAGCTGTGGACGAAATGCTTGTGAGCACGAACACCCTCCAGCTCCATATTTATTCGGGACAAGACGCCGGCGCGCATGCACAGGACGTGATCTATGCCGTCCGCCTTTCGATCCTAGAGACCAGTCCCTCGAACTTTGGGGCGACATAGTGGATAGTAGCGTGTGGGAGCTTTGCGTAACGGGAGTTGCGAGCACTATAGTAGGCGTGATCGGAAAAGGCGCACTGTCCAAGTGGTTAGAGCGCCGCGCCCGTACGCGCGCCGCGGACGCATCGTCCCTGATCTCGGAGGTGCGCGCGCACGGAGAGACCAAGGCGAAAGTCGCCGCCCTTGAACAACGCGTAGTTGAGCTGGAAAACCACGACTACGAGCGGGAGGACCGACACAAAGAGGAGCGCGAAGAATGGGCCCGAGAGCGAGACGCCCTGGCCGCGAGGATCGCCATTCTGGAGACCCTACTCACTCAGTAGCTGCTAAGCTTCCCACATGGAACACATCACATCAATCCTGGCCCTCCTGGGCCTGGTCATCACGCTAGCCACGCCGGTAGCTGCTGCTCTGGAACATGCCGCGGACGGACTGCTGACCTACGCGCTCACCACGGAATCCAAGGCGGACGACAAGCTCGCCCGCAAAGTCAAGAGCGTCGCGCACAGTGTCGCGAACTTTTTCGACTTCCTCTCCGAAAACCTCCCTGTCGTTACCCGCCGAAAGTCCCGGTCGTAATGCGCGCCCTACTGATTCCCTTTGTCCTGGTGTTTTTTGGTTGCGGAGCCGGCGCGCTCCAACGCTCGACGGTCGCGGCTGACGTGACTCACTCACTTCTGGAGGGCTCCTACGTTGCGGTTCAGTCCGTTTGTGCGGAGGATCGTGTGGAGACGGCAGAACGCGCCGCGACATGTATTCGCACTATCGAGGGCTATGAATCCGCGGTGGCTGCTCAGGCTACCTGGGTTGCTACCCTACTCGCGGTATCGGAAGACGAGGACGCCGTACACGCTGCCCGCGCCATGGCAGCCCCCGTGATTCGATTCCTCGCGGAGGTGGGCGATTTTCTGCGCGCGTCGGGCGTTGACGTGCCCCCTATCCCGCGCTGGCTGATCGACTTCGTTACGGAGTTGTCGTAATGGACTGGTCCATGATCCCCGGACTCGTGCCGGCCGTTGTGTCTCTTGTGTCCGCATTCTCTAACATGCCCGTGACGAAGGCAGAGGTACAGGCGCGTCTTAGGGAGTTGCAGGCCCAGACGCTTCCCGAGTTCTCCGAAGCCCATAAACAGTTCCTACAGGATCTCGCTAATGCGCCAGTGGCTCCCGAATCTTCCGAACGCTAGGGGCAACAAGGCCGCGTACGGCTTCCGTTCTGGGGCGTGGAGGCCCCGGAAGGCGGAGGCCGTTGCGAACGTCTGGCACACTACCGGCGCCGGCATTATCAGGCGCTACAACCTGAAGCCGGACAAATACGGCTCGACGTTCGGTGCGGCCCTTTGGGTGTTCCGGAACATGAAGGCGGGGCCCCACATCGTGATCGGGCAGCATGCAGGGGAGGTGGCGCAGGTTGCTCCGCTCGATGTCGTCGCGTGGCACGTGGGCCGGCGCAAGTCTCGCCCGTACTTCCGTGGTGACGGCCAGCCGCACAGCAAGCGCTACGCATGGTGGCATAGCCGCTGGAACTCTAGCGGTATTTTCAGCCCTACGGATCTCGCCGGAGGCCTCCTCTGGCGAGGCCAGCAGTGCAACCCCAACACATACGGGATCGAGATCGTACCTCCGGCGGATGATCCGCGGGGGCCCTGGTCTCCCGAGTGCTGGGAGAACATCCGCCACGTTCAAAGAGAGCTTCTGATCCCGCTGGACCCTTTCCACCAACTAGGGCACTCGGACGCCCACCCCATCGCCCGCACTGCGCGGGGGGATGGATGGGACCCGAGCCCAGATGCGTGGGACCCTTGGCGCCACTGCATGGCGCTGATCAAGACTAGCGGCGAGTATTTCGGAGCTAGTCGCTAGATCGGAAGGGTTCCCCGTTCCACAGGTGCAGGGGGATTTGGATCCCTTCTGGGTCCTCTTGTCCGGCCGAGGGCCTCATCAGGAACACGGTGGAGTTTTGGGGCTCCGCTCAGGAGGGTTGGTTGAACCAGCGCTGACTCAGATCAAACCGTGACCAAGGTCGACCGTATTTCTCGCAGACCACGCGCGTTGCCGTTAGCTCATACGCCGTCCCCAGATTGGTGTGTACCTGCCATGAGATGACCATGTCGCCTGAGTCTCGTGACGACCCGGATGATGTCCATACGCAGTCAAAAACGCCTAACGAGTCTAGGAAGCCACTGACGGCCTTCACTCGCGCCGCGGTGACATTTCCGGTCGTTTGGGGCCGTGTTCGTTCGCTCATCCCTCGCCGACGTCGGCCTTCATGGAAGCGCTCTCGAAGGTCTCCTATGATACTGGTCACAGCCCACCCCCTGTTGCTGCATGCACCAAGGTGGCTTGCGTCTTGGGCCCCGGGAGGATCGTTCCGTGTGGCCCGAACACGTCTAGGAACCTGGTCACGTTGGGGCCTCGATAGAACACCGTGGAGGGGAATGGTGCGGAGTCTTTGTTTCCCGCGAACTTGATCCGGTGCCCTAGCGAGGGAGAGGACCAGTCGAGGCGCCAAGCACACCACCGATGCAGGCGCTTGAACCACGCCGCATCCGTGCGCGTGGCCAGGAGGTAGAGTCCCTCGCCGTTGTGCGCGGCCATCTTGCGCGCCCATCCCGTGCCCGTGCCGATTACGCGGGTGACTCGGCCCTTGACGCACTTGCAGCACGGCGCGTTAGGTCCCATCTCGCGATGCACAAAGTCGTCACACTTGGATGTGCTGCGCAACTCCGCGGACTCGTCGATCTTGCCGCCCAGGTGTCTGCCGTAGGGCGGATTGACGTAGGTCAATCCGACGGACGCCCATTGCTGAGTCAAGCCTCCATACCCTACGGAAGCCGCGCCGTGCTCCCTGCATCGCGTGCGGGGGCGTCCGTCTGGATCCATGTAGGAGAACACCTCGGCGCCCGTAGGGTTACTCTGCTGGCTCGCGGGGTCGTAGTAGATCGGCGCGACCTTGCGCACCAGGTCGAGGAAATATTCTGGCGTGCGGTGATCGTTGCTCGCCGTGCTATGCATTGCGGGGTTCATTTGTTCTCCATGAGATAGTAAAAGGTCATCGGCGCACCGTTGCATGCGGTTTGCGCTCGAAAGTCACGCCCGAGATCTTCGGCGTCTGGCCGTTCTTGTCCGCCGCCTTGCACGCCTGTTTGAGTGCACCCATGTCTACCATGAGATACTCCGAGGGAACCTTGTCCCGTTCACAGGACACTACCTCCCACTGCCAGCGCATGGACACCCCGGGGGTTACGGGAGCCTCCTCTACCCGGGCGATCGTCGCGTTGGCCACCACAGGGCACTCCGCCACCTGGGCCTCCCTTAGAAGTCGCGTTCGCTCCCGCTCGCGCTCCTGCGCCACCTCCTGGAGTCGGCGCCGCAGCTTGTTCGACAGGCCCTTCAGCTCCTCCCGAGGTGCCTTGAACGCGTTGTCGATCGCCTTAGCCTCTCGCTTGATCGGGGCAACCAGTTTTTTTCTGGAGGCCTCCGAATCTTTGATCACGCTCTCCACGGCACGGAGTACCTCCGCAGCATAGGTTTCCTCGGCGGGGGTAGTGAGAGGTAGGACGTCGATCACGTTTCGACACCCCTCCGCGGTGGACACCAGAACGGCCACGGCCGTAGATAGTTGCTCGGCCACGTCAATGCCTGTCATTGTGCCGCCTCCAACTCGATCACGAACGCCAGGTTGCATGCGGCTAGAGACATGTGATGCACGCCCCCCGGGATGAACGCCTTAGAGTCCGTGTCCATGCCGTCGTGCGCGTCCTCGGGGTAGTACTTCTCGAAGAGAAAATGACGCAGCGCAGCGGCCTTGTACCTGAGCAGGGCGTCAGGAACTTGCCCCTTCT